GAGACAATACCAGCGGCAACGGCGGCGGCTGTATCGCTCACGTTCGCGGCAGCGGCAAATGACACGGCTCGATTGATCGGAAATGTCACAAATACGCCAATTCTATACGACAACACAAACCCTCGCGCAACAGAGCAAATGCGCAATAACCGCTTGATGTTGATTAATGAGTTTACCTCGGGGCAGCGAGACGCCACGCGGCAGGCGCTTATTAGGGGTATTGAGCAAGGGTTAAACCCGCGCGACCAAGCGCGTGTATTTCGCGACTCCATTGGATTAACCGCAAAGCAAGAGCAGGCCGTTGAAAATTACCGCGCAGCGCTTGAGCGAAATAGCCGCGAGGCGCTTAATCGTGAGTTGCGCGATAGGCGTTTTGATCCATCAGTTAACCGCGCGCTATCAACCGGCGAGCCGCTAAGCAATACGCAAATAAACCTAATGGTTGACCGCTATCGTGAGCGTTATATTAAACACAGGTCGGAGGTTATAGCACGCACCGAATCGCTTAGGGCAGTGCACCAGGGGGTGCGAGAAATGTATGAGCAGGCCATTAACTCTGGAGTTATTGATCAAAACGAGCTGGAGAGAGAGTGGGATGATTCCGGCGATGCTCGCGTAAGGCACTCTCATTCAGCCATGAATGAACAGATTCGTGCAGTCAATGAGCCATTCTTGAGCGGCAATGGAAATTTACTTATGTTTCCTGGCGACCCATCCGCGCCAGCTTCCGACTCAATTCAATGCCGCTGTGCCGTTGTAACAAGATTCAAACGCTAGTGTTTGTTTTTTTACACACTTTCATTTGTTATAATTGGTTATAACGTGCTAGCATCTTTCAAAAGTTAGTGTTGGAATAATATCGTGACGCAAAGCTTCAAATCAGAAATAACGTTTTCAAAGGTCGATGAGTCGTTAGGGCTTGTTTTTGGCTGGGGTGCCATCTGCTTTGAAAAAGGCGAAGAGTACTACGACACGCAGGGCCATCACTTCACAGAGGATTGCTTATTGGGCATGGTCACCGACTTCGCAAAGTCTGACCGAGTAATCCGAGATATGCACATCGAAGGCGACAACGGAATCATCAAAGGCGCCGTTGTTCACTCATTCCCGCTAACCACTGAAATTGCAAAAGCGTTCGGAATAACTACCGACCGCACCGGCTGGCTTGTTGCTATGGCTCCAGAAGATGACGCTATTTTGAAGAAGTTCGCGAGTGGAGAATATACCGGCTTTAGTGTTGGCGGTGCATTTGACCCCGCAAGCGTGGAGATTGTAAATGCCTAAGCTAAAAATCCACAAAGCGCGAATTGACGAGCTAAGCGCAGTTGACCGGCCAGCGCAATCTGGCGCACTGGTCACAATTATGAAGCGCGCAGACCCACTTTCTATCGCAATTCAAAAAGCGTTAGAGGAAAACACCGGAAACGGTGATCAAGCGGTGATTGATTCTATCCAGTCACTATTAAGCAAAGCCGCCAGCGGCGGAAAACAATCTGACGAGGATACTATGCCTACAGATAACCCAGCCGACAAAGACGCGGCGAAAAAGCAAAAAGAATTTGACGACATGAAAAAGTCGCTAGATTCCGTAAGCGCTCAGTTGAAAAAAGCACAGGCTTTGGCTGAGCTTAGTGATACTGAGAAAGAGTTTTACAAATCGCTTGATACCGACAAGCAAGAAACATTTTTGAGCAAATCAGCGGGCGACCGAACTCAAGAAGTCGAGATGATCAAAGCGGCTGATCCGGTTGTTTACACATCAGATGATGGCGAAGTATTCCGAAAATCTGATAACGACAAGATGGTATCAATGGCTAAGAAGTATGACGAAGCTATCAGAATGGCTAAGTCAGAGCGCGAAGCCGCAGAGCATGTGCGCTTTGAGAAGCGCGCTAGCGATGAAATGCCCAGCATTGCTGGTGAGCAATCAGCCAAAGTTGCTTTTTATAAGCATATTGACGGCGCCAGCGAAGAAGTTAAAGGCTTTGCCTCTGCCATGGTTAAGGCTCACAACGAGTTAATGACCAAGGCTGGAACCATGCAGGGCACTGCTGCCGGTAGCGATGATTCCGGCGCTGACGCTGGTGAAAAGCTTATCAAAATGGCTAAGGCGCACGCTAAAGAGCACGATGTGGAATATGAAGCCGCATACGTTGCCGTTTGCGAGCAAAACCCCGATTTATATGAGCAGGCGTAAGGAGCTGAATCATGGCTATAGAATCTGTACGTTCAATTTCGATGACCCCGATTGCCGGCGCCATTGCGCAGCGTGTTTTTGTTGTTTTAGCGGCTGGTGCTGAGGTTACAACCGCTGGCGCTGGTGTCGATGTTTTGGGTGTTACGCTTGAGGCTAGCCCAGCAAGCGACCAAAAATCAATCCCTGTTACATGCATGGATGGATCACGGCAAGAAGTTGTTGCTGGCGCTGCAATTGATGTATCAGCCGGTGTTGTGGCTATTATGTCAAACGCATCTGGTCAGGCGGTAGCAGCAACATCAACTAACGCGATTGTTGGTTACGCGGTAACTAGCGCTGGCGCAGCTGGCCAAGTTATCGAATTCCTTGCAACCAAAGCCGCTAACGTAGCAGCATAATAGGAGGTTATCATGCCAGTAACAAACCCAGCGGCAGGCGATATTCACGTTAAGCAGCCGTTAACGAACTTTTCGCAAAAGTGGATGCAGGACACCAACGACTATGTGTCATTGCGCGCTTTTCCCAATAACCCTGTTGCCAAAGAAAGCGACCTTTATTACGAGTTCAGTAAAGCCGATTTTTTCCGCGATCAAGCTCGCGAGCGTGCCGATGGTACCGAGTCTGCGGGCGGTTCTTTCCGTACTGCAACCAATCCATACATGTGCCGAACCTACGCGATTCACAAGGATATTACGGATCGCCAGCGCACTAATGCTGATTCTCAAATCCAGCTTGAGCGATCCGCATCGCAGTTTGTTGCTCAGCAGTTAATGATTCGTCGTGAGCGTAAGTTTGCTGACACATTTATGACTGGCAGCGCGTGGACCACAAACAACACGTCTGCAACGTGGGGCGCTGATAACTCAGAGCCGATTGATGAAATCGATGCAGCAAAATCGTCTGTAAAATTGCTTACCGGCATGATGCCGAACAAAGCAATTATTGCTCGTGACTTGTTCAACCGCTTGAAAAATCACCCTGATGTTTTGTCTCGCATCGACGGTGGCGCAACCACCAGTGTTCCCGCGCTTGTAATGCGTCAAAAGTTGGCCGAGCTACTAGAGCTTGATCAACTGCTTGTAATGGATGCGGTTTATAACTCCAAAGCAGAGGTCGCCGGCGACATGAACGACGCCACCATGGCCTACATGGCGGCCGGTGACATGCTGCTTTATTACGCGCCTAATGCACCTTCTCTGGATACGCCTACCGCTGGGCAGCAGTTCTCATGGACTGGCCTGCTAGGAAATACACCAGAGGGTATGCGAACTAAGCGATTCCGAATGGAGCATTTAGAGTCGGATCGTATTGAGGGCCAAATGGCTTTTGATTACAAAGTAACTGCTGCTGATCTTGGCTATTACTTCACCGACGCAATCGCGGCATCATAATTGACGGCGGGGAAACCCGCCTTTATTACGGGGTAGCTGATGAATATCAATCGAGGCCTTTTGTACCGTGCGAATGAGCTTGTTTTTGTTCGTCCGTACAAGCTTGACGGCAAGATGCGAGAAGTAGGCGAAACCATAAAAAAAGACGAAAGCGGAAATTTTCCGATTAAGCTTAATTTTATTCGCTACTTGTTTCGACGCCGAATAATTGAGCCCGCCGGTTCTAATTTCGCTAAATTTTGTTTGTGGAAAGCCGAAAAAGCAAAGCAAGTCGAGCTAACCGAAGAAGAAAAGGCGGTATTAGCAGAAATAGAAGCTGCCGAGCGTGAAGGGGCCGAACTAAAGCAAAAAGAGCTTGGCGATTCCAATTCGCAGCAAACACTTTTAACCGATACCGATACCGAGAAAACCCGCCGCGATGAGCTTTTGGAAATCGCAGAAATGGAGGGCTTAAAAGTTGACGGCCGGTGGTCAGATGATC